GTTGTGAGCAACAATGTTTCCGGAAACTAGTAGCGAGTTGAGATCGTCAGACCAAATAAGATTTGGATCGTGCTCAAGTTCAGTGCCTGGTCCGGCTAGCTGGATAGATCCCTTAGGACCCGATCCTTGGCGACCGACAACATATGCCCATCCAAATTCCTTTGCCATTACTCATCGATTCCCGGTCCGGTCAGTTCGTACATTCGGTTTGCTGGTATTCCCGTAAGAGGAGCATCTATTCCAACCTCCAATCCTCCGACGGCATGTAAAAAGATTTGTTTACATTTGGCAGATAAAGTTATCTGCTCTTGACCTGATAGTGTTATCTTGTGTCGCGCCTCAGCGTTTTCGATTAAGCGTCCGTCAACGAAAGAAACATTTGATGTTGATCCCTGCAGAGTTAGATTGTTCCCAGAGACTCTATCCAAAACTACACCCAATGTGTCGGGTGAAGAGTAGAACGTCTTATAGTTATTATCTTCAAATGCCCAATAGGAAACAAGAGACGAATGTGTAGGTTGAATCATTCCTCCGTTATTCCATAAGTTGGATATTTCTACATCGGTAAGAACGCTAGAAAACAATGCCACTTCATCGTAAGTTCCGTCAAGATTTAGAGCAGAGGATGCGTCCCCTAGCTCTAACCCATTTGCGGACGCAAAAGTAGTTGCACCAGTAATCTCTAAATTTCCATTAACAAAAACCTTCTGCTCTCCATCTTTTATCGTAATTGTAAAATTAAACCAAGTGTTTGCTGTGATGGTTGTTGTTCCTGTGCCAACATTGACTCCATCCACTAATAATCTAGTTTTTGGTGTCCCACCCGAACTTGTTCTAAGGCCCGTACCAGAGCCAACTACCGGATTAAAATCAATAACTCTTTGTCCTGCAGTGGTAGCACCAGTCTTTACCCAGATTGACATGGTAAATTCAGTAAGCGCAGAAAATGTTGTGTCGTAATATTCGTTTGTAACATTAAAACTTATTGCACGTTTTGGTTCGCAAAACATAATCTCTAACTTGTGTCCAGCACCATTGTGATCATTGCAAATTTTAATTTTGTTTGTTACATTAGGAAACTCAACCAAAGTCTTTTGACCTGCCGTCAAAGTCAAGTCTTTGAGAAAAGGTCGACCAGAAACCTGATAAGATCCTACGTTTTGTAATCCCACACTATATCTAAAAGTCATTATGAACTTACTCCATCTAAACCTTCTAAGTCAAACATTCGACCCGCAGGAATATTTGTTAATTCTGCGAAAACTTCCACATCACCGCTGGTCAAAGAGGATGCATTACCAGTAGAGAAAAACACTTCTTTACATTTAACATCAAAAGTGTGTGTTGTATTTGCTAAGACAATAAAATAATTTCCACTAGTTGAAGCATCGGTTGTAAAATCAAATGCTGGTGGAACAGTTATATCATAAGGTGCAAAATGAACTCTAATGTCATGCTTTACTTTAAATGTGATGCTTTTTGTCACATTAGGAAATTGAATTCTAACAGACTCGTCATTAGTAGTTGGCAATGTAGGAACTAGCAAGAATGGCTTACCACTTACTTGATATGCACCAACATGATTTAGCCCTACGCTATAAAAATTTGAACTCATAATTTTCCCCTCTCTTTAGGACTAAATAGTTATTGCTTATTCTTCTTGAGACGTGCTCTCCATTTTTTGCGAGCAAGTCTTTTTTTCTCCGATGGAGATGTGAAGTGTTTTTGATCTCGAACTTCTTGCATGATGCCCAGTTTCTTACACTTCTTTGTAAATCGTTTGATGAATTTTTCCATCGCCTCGCCTTTGCGAGGTTTCATTTTATAATTGGTAGCCATTGTTATCCCTTTGCTAATTTTGACCACACGGCCGAAGATGATCCAAAAGCTGACAAGTCAACACCGGGATCATTTGGTGCAACGCCATCAAGAGCTTTCGCTCCCTGTGGTGATGTTGCTGATCTCCCGCTATCTCTACTAGACAGTGGCGTTGTTCCTTCGAACAAGTCGACTCCGTTATAAGAGTCTCTACCAATTGAGTCAAGCATTTTTCGACGCTGATCTTTACGCTTCCGCTCTTGGGCTTCGTAATCGATTTGTGGTTTTTGATAAGTTGGTTGTGTTTGAGATTCAACGATGCGTTGACCGCCGGTTCCCTTAACAACTTCTGAAATGATTCCAGATAGAATACCTTCTTCAAAGATGACTTCCTTAATGCACTCTTTGATAAGTGGCTTAAGTGTCTTTTTTAATTCGGCTTTATTCATTTAGTCTCCAAGAATCTTCTTAAATAGATTGTCAATATTATTTTCTTTTTGTTCTCGCAACTTTGTCGAGAATCTAGTTGGCTTTCTAGAGCTTTCGCCCGGATAAACATAGGCATCTGGGGTTGATGGTTCTGAGACAATGTCAAAGCAAATTAATTGAAAGTCTTCTTCAACAACTGTTGTTCCCATTGATTCTCGAACTGATCCCAATCCTCGAGATGAAATCCCAAGCTTCACACCAGCGTTGATGAGATCCTTTAGGATTCTACCGCTAGGAGTGTCTAGGACCTTGATCTTGCCCATTACGTCCTTACCTTCCCACCAACAGTCAGTGACCATGTGAGAAACGTTTTTAAGGTTAATTACGGAGTCGTCAGGGTGATCTAGTTCACCACACGCTCGGTTGTCTTTAACGATAGCCATGTAATTATCCATCTCTCTCTTGAGAACTTTGTGTGGATACTTGCGACCGTTACCATTCTTTTTGTCTGCTGTTTGAATTCGACCGGTCAAATAGACCACGCCATCTTCAACAACTTCTTTCTTTTCTCTTTCAGTTAAGAGATCTAAGCATCGTCCATCGGGACATAGTGCATGAAACTCTCTTAGTAATTGTTTACTCATCTTCTTCTCCAAAATAAAAAGGTGGGTGGAGATAGCCTCCACCCTTAGCGGGCGTTACCCGCTCGAGCTAGGACCCGCTGCAACAGCGACGAACGGGTTGTAAAACCCAACGCTTAATCATCAACATGCTCACCCCCTGATCTTGATGATAGTCTTAAGCCGAAATCATCGACTAAGACCGAAATTAAATAAGATGTTCCTGCTGATAAACAACCAAGCAAGAAACCGTTCACGAATGAACGCTCGAAACTAAATAGTTCAGTGTATGGTGAAAGACACGAAATAAAGACACCAACCCAGAATCCCACACACAACGGGCAGTTCCAAAGCGTGTTCCACTTTTTTGTGTAGTCTTTCTTGGGTCTTATATCTTCAAAGATTTTTCCGTAAACAATGATGAAAGTCATGCCATAAGCGGCAAGAATAAAATTTAAAATCTCCAAAGGATCTCCAATTGTTAATCGTCGTAATTTCTTTTAAAGCTGGCGAACGCTGCTTGATCTAAGAATTTGTTGAACTCTCTTTCGCTCATAAAGCCTGAGTTGATAACTTGATCTAGAAAGTCCATGTGGTTAGCTTCATATGTTGCTATTGACTGTTCATAGATTTGTGGATTCTTATGGTCTAGACTGTGGTCTGTTGCGTTCTCATCTGCTGCAGCTAAGACGTCACAATCGTCATCTGGATCTGGTGTTGCCTCAGCGTAATCGAATGTGTCGTTACCAGCAGGAGTCTCTACTTTGTCGAATGTTTGAGTGTTTTTCTCAAACGACTTCCACTTAGCAACAGCATCTTCTTTGGATCCCACGTTCTTATCCGAAGTGAGTCCGGCGTTATTTTGATCTGCTACGTAAAATGCGAACCCATAAAGTAGTCCACCATAACCAACGTTTCTAAATTTCTCATCAGTGTGGATAGCTTCGATGTGCCAAGAGGGATTCATCCCTTTTCCTTTGAGGCACGGTCCATCACTCTTCAAGCTTGATAGAGTAACCTCTCCGATTATTTGTAAGTCAGAAATCATTTGCGCAGCATCTTGTCCCTGTCCGGGAGTATACATTGTAAACTCAGCATCGCTTCCTGGAGAAACGCTGACCCTTAGGCAAACTTGGCTATCGTCAAGTCTTGTTCCTCGCACCTTTTCTTCTTTAAGAAATCGACGCCAGTTTTCCATGATAAGTTTCTGTCGCATTAATATGTGTACCTTCCATAAAGATAGGGTGCAAACAAGTTACGCTGTCTGATAGAGCCCTTCTGGTCTTCGTGGGGAACTTCTCCCAACTCAGTTGAATACTCTCCATCTGGTTCAACCATGTGATCTTCCATGTCTTCATCGTGACCTTTCAATCGGTTTACATAAGGTGCTTCGTCTTTCATCCATTCATGGATTGCTAGCAAGGTTATCTTGTTAACATCGTGTTCTTTGGCCGTCATTAGCTTGCCCTCCATTGATCCATAGATGTTTCCACCTTGGATGGAATCAAATTCTAGAACTCCTTTTTTACGAAGAAATTCAAATAAGCGTGATTCGGCTCCATAAACAAAATCTGAATTCATTTCTTTTGCAAACGCTACAACCTTACGGTCTTTTTGGTTTAGAACGATGTCGATATCACGATGAGCAAAGATCATAAGATCTCCGTTGACTGCAGACTTTGCCTTTAGTTCAAACTCTATTCGCTCTTTGTCTATGATCTCAATCTTGATAGTGGGCTCAGATGGTTCTTCTGGCTTGTCTACTTGTTTGATCTTTATCTTGACCGAAGAATCATTTTCTTCAGCGGCTGCTTCGGGTTGGCTTACTTTGATTTTAACTGACATTTCTTTTCACCTCCGCAAGGAGATCTTGAATGTAGAAAATTTCTTCAACTAGATCTTCATTTAAAGGCTGAGATGCGTAGTTGTCCAGCTTTGCCTTAACTTTTTGAAAATTTTCAATTAGTGATTGATTTCGACCTTCTACAATCTCGGCACCAACGGCCTCTTTTAGACGTCCAATTTCTGAATTTAGATAAGACTTTAGGCCCAAGCCATTGTCCGAGAAAGACGTAATAAAATTTGTTAACAACTCTTTCTGCTCAGTCAACAGAGAGTGTTCATAAGTATTGTTGAACCTGTTAATAAACATATTGAATTCAAGTTTGTCGAGGTGCTTCATTTCCGTAAGAACCTTATCCGTTCTACCTAAGAACTTAACACAGTTGTCTTCTAACATGATCCTCTTCTTGGCAGACAATTTGTCTTGTTGGAGGAACATTCCGACGGTTGCTAAATCTTTGTAATTTGGAATAAAAATGCCAAAAGAATCTGAACCTAAGGCTTGATTGATTTTCTTTATGAGATTTGTTTGCTCATTGAAAACATCTTTTCGACTAATTGCATCAAAATCTTTCTTTGTCTCAGACAATAGTCGACGGGAATAATCCGACTTCAACTCTTTTGACTCAAGCAAGGATCGATAGATATCCAACTCTTTTGATAGAATGGTTCCTTTTGCAAAGAACTCTTTAAGAATTTCTTTTACGACTTGTTGACCTTGTTTATTCTCACGTATGACAGATTTTGTTAATGAACGAATCAGGCATTCGTAAAGAAAAGCGGTATTTCTTTTCTTATTATGTTTCATGTTATTATCCTAAAGTTGCTATTCTTCTCAATTCTTGATCTAAGTCTTCCACAGCGTAAGCGTTTACAAACTCCATCTCCTTTGACGCTGGAACATATTCGAATAGACTAATTGATCCTCTACCAACATAGCCGTCTTCCTTGGTGCTTTGCTTGGTTCTTGTTTCAAAATCCTCAGGTTCGAACATGTATTGAAACCTTCCCCCATAAGGATTTGGCACTATCTTATTGGAAAGTGCACCTGCGTAACCCTTTGTTGATGCCGTTCCTGCGTATTGTCCAGGAAATTCTGGAACCAAGGCCTGTCCTATGGAAGCTAGTTGATCCGGGCTATGAGATCGCAAAGCATTAAAAGTTTTCCTAGGCTTCTTCCCCATATCTTTGAACTTTTTCATCAGCTCGTTCTCTTTTTTTGCTTTAAACCTTTTAAGTAAATTAGATTCGTCAAGAACAGCGTCTAGCTCTTCTTTGATAATTCTTTTTAGTGTTTCTTTGTTAAGTTTCATTTTTGATTATCCTTTTTGGTTAGTGACTCAAGTAATGTTTTTATTTCAGATTCAGACTTAAATAGTTGGCTCTCTTCTAAATCGATAGATTCTGTAACGCCGCGTGTTAGAGAGTCTAATCCACCAAAGCCGACCTTACCAGGAAAAGTTTTTCGTAGCGTTCCTATTTCACCAGAAGCTGTGTTATTCATTTGTTTTCTAAGGCCGCCTTTCTTATATGTAAGCTTGCGGCGCTTATAAGGCCCTCGAGGCTTAGCATCGTCGTCACGTTTGCCGGGAGGTTCTGCCATAAGATCTGGTTCAACATCTGAATCTCCAGCTGGTGCTGCATCATCTCCACCAGAATCATCTCCGAGGTCCAAATCACCTCCACCAGAATCTCCACCTAGATCAAGATCACCACCACCGCCGGCATCTCCACCACCAGAGTCAGCTTCTGCTGCTCCTTCGAGTGCTGCCATGAATTTCTTGTCGGAGAACATTTCTCGTTGCATTCGTAGATATTCTTCTTGAGACAGTCCAAGTAGATTTTCCGAAACCCAACGTCGAGAGAAGTAACCTTCTGTAGCTGCTCCTGCGATGTCGAACTTGCTCTTCCAGTGTTCGAGCTCTTGCATTTCAGCAATCTTTGAAGGGTTGTTGAGAGATAGTTTGAAGTTTAACAAGTCGTCTCCACGATATCCTAGGGTGTACAAGTGAACGATTCCTACTTTTTCCAATTCTGAAATGAGAACTCGCTGAAGCCTCTGGATGGTTCTTGCGAAGCGGATGTCTTTCTGAGCCAATGTCGTTTTATCTTCAGTCGCACCTTCTCCCATTGATAGATAGGATTGTGGGACTTTCAATGCTGAGAATAGTTTGTCTCGAAGATACTTAACGTCTTCGATCTGTGCTGTGAATTGACCACCAGGAAGGTTCTCAATGTTCGTAGAGGACTGTCCATTTCTAATAGGGATAAAGTAATCCTCCTCAATCGAAAGAGGGTTGTAGCGCAAATCTACACGTCCTGTGGTTGGATCTACAACTTGGTGGCGTTTCATTTGTGTCATAACTTTCTGCATGTATTGTTCAACATCTTGAGGAGCAATCCCGCCAACGTCAATCTTGAACACACGTCGCTCTGGTGACCTTGTAATTCGATAGGCCATCATTGCGTCTTCGAGAAGCGTAAGTTGTCTCCAGATGCGTCTAGAGGGCTCTAAAACGGATGTTCCGTAAGGGGCATGCTTGTCGTTTCCGAGAACACGAAAGTGAGCAACCTGCCAATTCTCAAGTGTCAATGATGCATTGTTCCACTGGAACTGAACGTAATTTGGATTTGTTGGGTCTTCACCTTCAAGTCTTTCGACTTCTTGAGGAGGTAGCCCAATGCAGTTTTGAATTCCTTTTTCTTCATCAATGTCAAGATAGACGAAGAGGTCTCCGTACTTACACATTGTTCTAGCCCAACCAAATAGGTTATGCTCAACATTCATGATGTTGTAGTAGAGAGCGTGTAGAATATACTTGATTTCGTCGTTTGTACATTTGATGTGCAACATTGGAGTCAAAGCTGAGTGTGTTGTCATCTCATCCGCATAAATGTCTAGAGAAGATGCAATCTCAGGTGTGAACTCCATTTGGTCAAAGTCGATATAACGCTCAGCTCGGTTTCTGTTCGAGATCATGTTAAGCGTCATGATGTTCATTGGATTATATTCAGTCTTCTTGAACTGTTGTCCTGAGGCTGACTTGAAGCGCTTTGCGTAAATGTCCAAGTGCCGTCGTCTAAGTTGTCTGCCTGATTGAGTTCGTCGTAAGGTCAGAGGACCCGAGAACATTCTTGTTAGTGATTTGAACAACTGGTTTTGATTATTGTTCGGGTTTCTTTCGTTACGAGCCATGTTTTATCCTTTGTATATCCACAAAAAGTTTTTTGCTTTTTCGATCTCCTCCTGATGTTTTTCATTGAAAGTTTCTTTGTAGAAATTTTGACCTTTTATTTGTGTGTTCATGGTTGTGGTGGTTTTGAAGACACCTCCAAGCATCGCTTTCTTATATGCCATGTCTCTCTCGTTTTCCGCAAGTGCAGTGTCTCTAACCCAGCAAGCTATTGCTAAAGACATTACGAGGTCATCATTGTAAGAACGCATTGCTTGAGGTTTACCATTGAACCAAATAAAAGTTTTCAATTCGTGAAAAACTCTAGCGGAGTGCATAGTAATTAGTTTGTTTCTGACGTACTCCTCCATTTTAGCCACGATTAAAGGTCTTGTTTTGGTAGACGTTGTAAAACCCATCACTGCACGGTCGTCATTTTCAGCCAAGTAGGCTTCAACATATTCGTGAGTCGACTTGATAGAGTAGTAAAGTTTTTTATAATCCATGTCCTTTAGTTTTTCAAGAACAGCGATTCCTACACCAACATTCTCAACAACAAGAAGACAGGTTCCATATTCAGTTCCGGCATCGTATAAGATTCTCGAGTACATGTCTAGATCAGGTTTGCCTTGATATTCCGCAACAACTGTCATTGTGTCAACGCGGATAATGTGAAAGCAACTAAAGTCTGCTCCGTCGCCACGTGCAACATCAGCAGATAGAAGATAGGGAACTCCTTCTTCAAATTTTTCCCAAATCCAAAAGTTTCTATCATAGCCTGCTCGATATTGAGGATCACAGATATCTAAGTGGATTCTCTGCAAGTCTTCGGGATTTATAACAGTTTCACCTGATGCATTGAATGAGCACTCAAGCTCCTGAGCGATCTGTCGTTTAGACATGTTCTTTGTTTCTTTGTCAAACCAAGCTTGGTCGCGATCAGGATGGACATCCCAATGAAGTTTTGTGGGAAAGAAATCATTGTTACCAGTTTCAGATTCGGCATAGGTTTTGTGAAACCAGTTTCCAACGCCGTTAGGGGTGCTCAGAGCGATACAGCGCCCCCCTGTAGACAAAGTAGGGTAAAGACCCGTCCAAAGCTCATCAAGGCCGTCAACGAACGCTGCCTCGTCAATAATGAGAAGCGATAAAGCTTCTGAACGACCAGCATCACCTGATGTGGTCCCAGCTTTAACTTGAGAACCGTTTGTCAACTCGAATGATTGCTTGTTGTCTGTAGCAATTTTCGCAATCATCATCCATGATGGAAGGTTCTTGAAGATCATCTTGACCTTCTTAACGAGGTTTGTTGCTGTGTTTAATTTTGTTGCGATTACGAGAACATTCTTTTCTCGATGAAACAACATGAACCACGCAACATAAGCAGCCGAGATGGTTGAGATCCCGAGCTGCCTTGCTTTTAAAATTACGTTAAAACGATAATCATTAAAGCTCTTGAGCATGTCCTTTTGATAGTCATAAGTCTTAAAAGGAATTTGACCGTGCATTGGGTGAGAGATCTTACAATAATTATCAATAAAATACTGAGGATCTTTTCCGCACTTTACAAGTTCTTTAACAATTTCATTTTTGGTGAGTTTCATTCAGCCTCAATAATATATTTTATTCTTCTTTGAAACCTTTTCCGGTCACGAAACTTCCTGCTTTTTGGAGAAAGGATCTTTTTCCCGATTTACCACCACCAGAGGAAACTTCAGCTTCTGCTTTCTTTCTAGCTTTTTTCTTAAGATTTTCCATTTGTTTAATTGCTTCAGAGGCTGATGCCGAGATGTAC